TTCCATTGAAGTCAATAGTCTACCTGTTAATTCTGTTGACCAATTATCTGAATTTATTGTTTGTGAGACATTTTCTGTCCAAAAATGATTTTCTCCTTCTGAAGTAAATTTAAACCCTTCTGGTAAATAAGATGTTGTCCAAGTGTTTGTAGGTTGGATTCCTCCTATTCCAGAAAGTGTTATTGTATTTGTTAAAAATATTAAACCAAACTCATCATAGATAGGTTTTAATATCCAATTACCACTTGGGTCTTGTTTTGGTTCTCCTTTATTTTCCATATCAGCATCTTGCTGTTGTTGTGCAAGTGTTTTTAATTGACCACTAAGAGTATAATCTCCTGGAAATTCTATCATTAATTTTGATTCTTGCTCCTTCATATCTTGTTCTTCTTTATTTAATTTTTCCACTTCTTCTTGAATTTTTTTACGAGCTTCTTCATCAAATCCTAATAAATCTATACCACCACCAATTCTTAATTCTTGCGTATAATCTCCCATACTTTCTCCCCAAGCACGAAGTGGAACTTCTTCATTATTAGAATTTATACGCGTTAAATTATACGGGTGTATCCCTTCGTGATAACCTTCAGTAGATTTATCTTTTAGTTCTTGTTCTTCTTTTTTCCATTTTATTGCAGATTGTCTCGCGTCGAATTTTAATTGATGTTCAATTGATGCTAATTTCTTTTTATCATAGTGAACTTTTGGTGAAGTATCAATTTCTGCAGAACCATATCTTTTTGCTAATAAAATTTTAACAGCTTCAGAACTTAAATCAGTAGCAAGATTTTGACTAAGAACATAACTATCATCTGTCCATATTGGAAATTCAAAAATATTTTCTTTTTTTGGTTTGTATGATTCTGTAAATCCTATTTCTGAAAAAATAATATTTCCATCACCGTCCATTGAATTTATGACTGGTTTTATATTAAATATTGGTGAATAATTATTCATACTACTTAATAAACCATTTACTGCTGTTCCAAGTTGTGTGTTTCTTGAAAAAAAAGCTTGAAGGTGTTGTAAGTTTATAAAAACATTTCTTAATACTCCTTCATTGTCATTATAACCAATTATATCACTATTTTTATAGGGATAATTTGCATCTTTATCATAAACAGGAGACTTGAAAGGTTTAATTTTGCTTGTATCATTACAAACTTTTTCTAATGCTAATAAGTCCATATATTTTATTGCTTTATCTTTTAGTGAATCAAAAGTAATTTCTTTTTGTAAGTTTTTAACTTCTTTAACAAATCTATTATCAGTTGAAATCTCGTCAAAATTTTCTGCTGTTACAAATGGTTCTAAATCATCTATTGTTACGGCTGAACTGATAACGATTTGGTCTATACCACCTTCTTCTATAACTTTAATTAATTTTTTATCATTATCACTTGGTTTATCAGTTTCAGGATTGATTATAAATTGTCCAGGAAATATAAATTCATTAATATTCTGTGTTTTAAAAGTAGGTAAATTTTTAATCTTTACTGGTGTATAATGTTTATATGAATTTCCTGAAATTAAAACTGTTGATTTTGGAAAACCATTATCAAATCTGTCTATTACTACACTTCTTATTAAATTTATTGGATTTCCATTTTCAGGATTAACTATAGCGAAAAATTTATTTAATATATTGTCTTCAAACCAACCCCAACGAACCCAAGTTTCTGCTGCTGTTGGGTCTTTTGGTTCCAGTTCAGTATCTCCAGCTCCTTTAACCAATCTGGATTTTTGAATAAAATTGCTTGTATATTGATAACTTGTTACTTCTTTTCTTGACAAGGCTGCCATCTCATTAAATCCAACCATCATTTCATCTGCTACTTCCAATAACTCTTCATCACCAGTAACCATACCTGCAAGCCTTACATCTGTTGAATATTTATTCATCTCTGCTCCAACTACAGCTATCATAGCTTCTTTCAAAACTCTCTTCCATTGTGGTATTTCTACTTCTTCTCCTTCTTGTATTTCTGTAAGTGTTACTTCTTTTCCGTCTTCTCCTTCTGTTTTGGTTGTATTTACTTCTGAATTTGTATAAGTATATTCTGATTCATACGCATTTTCTGACTTAAAAACCAACCCAGATTTAAGATAAGTCCTAATAAGTTTATGTAAATTTTGCATACAAAATCCAAAAGTTTCTTTATGTGGAATTGACATATGGTTATCTGTTATTTTAATATCTTCACCATCTTTTTCTATACTTCTTACAACATTGCCACTTGATTTGTAGTCGTTTAGTGTTCTTTCTAACTCCTCAGCGGTTGCATAACCTTCTTCAGAAATACCCATTTGTCTTCTCTTATTTGCTATCTTTATTAAATTGTTTAAATGTTTAATGTATGGATTATTATAAGTTTCCCAACTTATTTGTTGATTTAACATATCTACACCATTACAAGTTATATTGGTTGTGCACTCAAATCCACCATCGTCTGTGGTATTCCATTCAAAATTATCAATATAACCTAATACTGCGTCAAAATTTCCTTTTCCTTCTTCTATTACCTTTTCTTTTAATTCTATCGGTTTTGCTAAGTTTTTATAGTTATCTTTTGTTAAAAGAGAAAATGGTTCTTTTCCTTCATAATTCCAACCCCATTCTAAATATACAAGTTTATTAAAAGTTAAAAATCTTGGAATTAATCTTTCTAAATCTTCTAATGACCAACATTTCCAAGATACTGTAATTTTTCTTACAAAATGAACATTAGTGCTTGTATGGTATTCAGATGTTAATTCTGTTATGCCTGCATCTGGTCTAAATGGTATGTTACTTCCAATATAACCTTCAGGTTCGAAACCAGAATACATATCCCTACCTTCTCTATATTTTGAAAATTTTTCCCCAGTCTTAAATTCTCCGAATTTTTCTTTATCATCAGTAGTTGGTTCATATACATTTTCTCTACTATAAGTTTGATTACTTATTAGTATATCACCAGAATCAGTTATATTGTCCCAACTACCAGCAGAAGATGTTAATTTTGGTGATGAAAACATATTGATATATGTTGTTTTTTTCATATCTAAATTGTAATCTTTTTTGGTATCTTTAGAGTTAGGTGAATAAGGATTATCTTCCTTGTTTTCGCCTCTTGTAAGAACTTCTTCTCTATGTTTAAGTGTTTCTTTGATTAATGTTTCTATTGGATAACCTTGCATTTTTTACTCGTTCATTGCTTTAAATTCACTTAATATATCTTGGATTTGGGTTGGGATACGAAGTTCTCCCTTGAAATTTTTTGTGTAGAGTGCTGTAAAACCTTTTATACTATTTGCTTGTGCAATTATCCACCACAAAGATGAATCACCATAATATTCATTTGCTAAAATATCTAATCTAACACCATAAGTAGGCGTAATAAATACATCTGAATTCTTTATAGGAATTTTTGGATACATAGTATATGAATATACTCTATCTCCGTTTTCTTTTCTTTTTATTCTTGTATTTGAGTATCTATTCATTAGTCTCTTCCGTTTGCAGCTTTCCACCTGTCGTGTCTTTTTTGAATTCTTTCTGCTCTCTTATTCCTTCCTTTACCTTCTGCTCTTGCTTTTCTGTCTGTAAAACCTTTGTCTATAGCTTTCATTCTTTCTTCATCACTCGTTACATATTTGTCTAAAAATTTTACATCAAAATGTCTTCCTTTATTCTCCAATTTATAATTACCAACATATTGAAATTCAACTGCTATTTCAACTTGATGTGGTAATTTTAAATCTTCTTCTATTTCCCAAGTTGAATTGTCTGGAATAGTGTGAGTTAAAGATACTAAATGTCCTGGTGTATCTCTATACATATCACCAATTGTTAATTCAATTCCTGGAGCTACCATTGATTGTCCACCATAGGCCGGTGTCCAACTTGGATAACACATACCAGTTAAACGATTTATTTTATCCCATAATGGTTTCAATTCTTGTCGTGTCGTTGGATAAATATTAAAAGTAAAACCTATACTTCTTTCTGCTCCTTTGTAAATATAGACTGACTCTGGTCTTCCAACATATCTTTCAGGTGTCCATTCGGGAGTTATTGTATCTGTTATTCCTGTAAGTATAGCACTAAATGCAATATAATCACCACTTATAACATCTTTAAATCTAAATGGAATTATATCTTTTCCTTTAGCTTTATCACCAACTGGTGCTATATTAACTTTATTAACATTTCTTGAATCTAATCCACCTTTGATTGGGCCGTCATAATCTGATGAAACTCTTGAATCTACTATTGAAACTTTTCTACCAGGGTCACCAAGACTTCTAATTCTACCATACGCTTTAGCTCTATATTTTTCTAATTTTGCATCTTGAGCCGCTTCACCACTTGTTTTTATTCCTCTTGAAATATTTCCTTTTAAGATGTCTTTAGCACCTTTGACCATATTTTTTAATTGTTTTGCTCCTCGTCTTATATCACCGAGGCCTTCAATACTATCTTTTTTGATTTCATCTTCATATCTGTCTGATGTTGGAATATCGAAAGGTAACAATTCAAAAGACTCAACATTTTGTTTTATTCTTGTTTTAGTTGTTTCTTTTCTAACTATTGCACTTTTTGGTGTGTTTTCTCTATCAAATTTACTATCAAGTTTAGTTAATTCACTTTCTGGATTTTCACCTACTTCTAAATATTTATCTTTGTCAATATCTGGTGTAGGTGAATTTTCTAAATCACCTCTCTTGTCTCCTTTTTGGTAAGGATTTTTTGGATTATTTTCTCCAAATTCATTTAATTTTGATTTTAAGTCTACTAATGCCATTATTTTCCTAATTTAACAAGTTATTTTTTCTATCTCTATTACCTCTATGAATACCATCACGAACATCTTCTAATAACCCCATCATCTGTCTTAATTCGGCAACACCTTGACCACCCAATATTCCAGCGGCTTGTCGTTGTTGTAGGGCTGATAATCCACCAAATCCTCTTAATTGAGCGGCTAATTCTCTTTGTGCTTCATCAACTCTACCTTGAGCGTTTAATATTGCTACTCTATCTAACCTAACAGCTCTACCAAGTATCAATGATAATTGTTGTTCTTTATTAATTCTGTCTGTTACATCTAATAAAGAATCTCCTAACTCTACAATATTACCAAACTCAAAACCAAGTTTTCTTGCAGCGGCTGTAGCTTTAATTAATTCTTTTTCTGCATTTCCAATAAAACTTGCGAATAAATCAGCATCTTCTGCCAAATTTTCAAATACTGCAGCTGGAGCTACTTGCTCCATTCTGGCCATAGTTGCTAATCTTTCTAACTCTGTTAATGCTAATTCTTTGGAAACTCCTGCTTGAGACATCAATATTGAAAGAAATTCTGCTCCGTTTTCTGCTTGTATTCCAGAATCTCTAATCGTTTTTGAAAATTGAACATTGAAGAATGCCATTTCAGAATTTGCTTGTCCTAATTCATCAACTAATGCTTCAAAGTTTGATTTGAAAGTTTCACTATCAATCATAAAGAGTCTGGCTTGTTGTTCTGCTATTTTAAGACTTACAACTAATTTAGCTGCATCTTTTACCAATATACCAAAATCTTCTCTTGCTTGTTGTATTTCTTTTGCAAACTCAAATGCCATTTTAACAAGCATAACAAGAAGTCCTAATCCAAGTCCAAAATTGCCAACCATTTCTGCGGCTTCACTTGCTATACCAGACATACCTCCAAACATTTTTTCAATTAATCCAAATTGACCATTTAATTTCTCACCAATGGATTCGTAGCTATCAAGTGTATCTTTGACCTCATCTGCTGTGTCTGCTGTTATTTTAGCTCGTAATTTACCTTTTTTAGTTATAGTTTCGTCTATAATTGCTACTTGTTTACTTCTACCAGTATACCAATTCATAAAAGCATTGGATTTTTCCATTTCCTGATTTAGATTTTTTCGTTTTTGAACTAATTCTTCAGCTATATCAACTCTTCTTTGCTCGGCTCTAATTCTATCAGCTTCGGCTTTACCCGCTGAAGTTCTTTCGTCTGGTGCTCCTGATTTTGTTCTTGGTCCTGTATATGCCATATTATTCTATATTATTAGTGTGATTATTGTAAAAGCTTATTGAAGTAAAAACTATTTTTCCCAAGTTTTTGCAACTGCATCCAATTCCGCTTTACTGAATTTTCTTTTGTTTTGGTCTCGTAAATGTTTTAGTAAAGCATCTGCATCTCTATCTAATTTCTTTATGTGTGCTCCTAATACGGGGTCTTGTTTAGATACCTTTTCAATTGCTTTTGAACGCATCCCTCTTCCAATAGCACCAAAGAGACTATCTACAAACTTTAATAATACATTTTCATTTATTTTTTTGTATTTTGCCATAAAACTTTCCTGTTAATTTACTCATTAATAAATATCAATTTTTTATTTTTTTGTGTTCGGGTTTGATTGTTTATGTTTAGACATTTGTTTATCATATTGTTTTTTCTCGTCATCATATGCTTTGATGAGTCGTTTATAATAAAACATTCGTAGATAAACGGGCATATTATATATTTCCGAAAATGTGAAACCACCTTTTGAGAAAAAGATGATTTGAAAGATTTGTTCGTGTAATTTTACCTTATATTCAGGACTCAGGCCAAAAAAACCTAACGGTGATAGGCACCGTCGCTGTCTCCTTTCCACCCTTACTATTCTGAACTTCTGTTTTGAGTTCTAAATCTGGACTGATTGAATTAACATATCTTCTAAACTCTAATGCATCTATTGAAAGAAATTCATTATCAATAAAACTATTAATATAAGTTTTATCTACTTTTCCGTCAACTGATAATATTTGATGTTTTAAACGAGTTGACCTGTTTTTTTCTACAGCATCTTCTTGATTATATACTTTTTTAATAGCATCAATTTCAGTATTAATTTCCTTTTCCATTTTTGTAGTTGGTAATTGGAATGTTAATAATCGTTTAGTTTTAGGTAATTCAAAAGAAAATGTATTATGTCCTTTTTCTACTTTAGAAAAATCAACTTCAACCTCTTGTAGTTTTGTTAAATCAATTTTTCCTTTAACTTGTTCACCGAAACTATCTGTGAACTCAAAATCATAATCTTTTCCATATGCTAATACTCTTGCTCCAACAAGTAGTGCATTTTTATCACCCGTTAAACAATCGTCTAAATTTATTGTTTTGTCTACTATTAGTGCTTCTAATAATTTTTCTAAAACAGTACCTTGATTGATTAAATTAACTGATGTTAAAATATCTTCTTCTTTTGCGGTCATATATTTCATTTCCACTTTACCACTTGATAATGGATTATCTTCTGCGTAGAAATGTCCTTTTGACGGCAGTTCTATAAACTCCGTAGGGAACTTCTGTTCTGTCATTTGATTAACTCCTTTTTGTTAAAACCTTTTAAATAACTATTTTATTTTTTATCACCAAAGATTTTTTCAGCACCTGCGATACCAAAACAACCTAATGTGATAATAACAAATGAATTATAAATGAATTCTTGTATTACTAATTCGCTTCCAAAAGCACCAGTAATCATATCAACAATACTTGTTAATGTCATTACTGCGAAAGACATAAAACCAATTATTGATTTTTCATTGTATTCATTCTTATCTTT